GAATAACTCTCGTGAGCTGTTAGGATTTTCTGTGATGCTTCACTGCAGATGATCGAGCTCACGAGCGTCTTGACGGGCACCCAGTAACCTGGTCCGTCATACAGACGGTGGGTCCTGACATATGGGTCTGTCACAACAAGAGGATGAGATATATGATGGCCAAATGTTGAGGCTGATACGTCCGCCATTTTCTGACACATTGCCTCTATTCTCCATCTTTCGTGACCAGCAACTGTTGTCCGAATGTATGTCGACAACGCAATGTCAGCTATCACGTTCGCTGATGCATTGACTAGAACTTTGACACCACATCCCGTAACCTCCGCTAGATCGAACTCAAGCCGTGTGACTAAACGGGTTGACAAGTCAAGGGCGCGCTTGTCACCTCCTGCGTCATGTAGAGCGTGACGTATCCGGGCTTCAGCAACAGTTTGAATCTCTCGTCTCGACAGCTGTGGCCCATGTGTCCAGTCGCGAGGTGTAAAGCTTCGGTTCCTCAACACACCTCTCACCCTCTCAAGACGCACATGATCCACAAATGCAAGAGGATTTGTATCAAGACGAGGAACCGTCAATGGGAGGCTTGAATCAACCGTGATATCGAGGCATGGAAGTGGTAACATGTCGAGATCATCTGTACAAAACACGACATACTTAATGTCGTCATCGGTGTTCATAAGCAAACTTAATGCCATTAAGAAGTATTCTTGGAACATTATCGGATAATCATACGTCCCACCAGAGAGCTTACCTGCTCGATCAGACGAGATCATACAGTGAGTGTAGAAGTTAGGTGATCCTGTACAGTGGGCGGACTGGTGACCAGACCTCGCCGCGTACCGGTGAGACAATGTTCCTCCTGTAACGGTAGGCAGTAGGTCACTTACTGCTGACAAAACTGTGTTTGATCGTGTCAATCCGACGAGATCTATGAGTGCCCTAGTTGCTCCATCCTTACCGACCTGACTTGAGATGAGCTGTAATTTCCGGAAGGCTGCAGACGTTGTATCACTCCCTACTATGCGGTATCCATGCTCGCTACGCT